GTACTTTCTTCAGGCCACCGGCCTTCTTGCAACCATTTATATGCAATGTGTGTTTTCTTATCAACATGTGCGGGCAAATAAGCCATTTCTTCTGCGGCCCACTTGCTACTGCTCCACGAGCCGCAAATACGGCATTTTAAATTGCAAATGTTGCCCAACTTTAAATCAATGAACCACAGTTGATCCGGAGTATCGTTTGCCCAATCAACTTGTTGGTACATTTCTTTTAAACGTATTTGACTGTGTATGCGTTTGCTGTCTTTGCCTGCGGCTTCTTCTTCCCAACAACGTGTGCAGGTTGCTGGCTTCTCTCCGGCACGGAACTGTCTACGTAGATCCTGCATATACTCGCTCTTGTATATAGTTTCCAGTGTGGTCGTTTTTAAATCGTACTTGTTACCCTGTTCATCAACTATCTCGTCGTGTGCAAGACAACAAGGGCGTGTTGTACCCAATGGGCTAGTTTCTATACTGACCCACGGCAACATGCAAATTGTGCTGGGTAAGTTCATCGTAGTTGCTCAAATTCAGGGAAGGTATCCCAAAAGTTTTCGTCGCGCAATTGATCTAATTTATCAATCTCACGTACAAAATCAGGCCACTTGGCACTGTTGTCATTGGCAGTTAAAAAGTTTAAAATACTTTGGAAGCCCACTGTGGCACGACGCAGTTTATCTTGTGGATCCAACCACTCAATGTGTTTTTGGTACGCAGGGATAATAACATCTTGCTTGAACCATTCAGGAAAGATATCAATACGATACCAGTCGGGACTTTGACAAATGTTTATGTTAAAGTCTTTGGCTTCAACGAGTCCTAACTCAACCCATTCCTTATGGAAATCAAGTATATGCAATATGTTCATAGCACTAACTGTGGCACTAATGTAAAAGTCCACGTGAGGAGTCTCTGTCATCATGCGACGCCGATTGTCTACAGCCTGTTGCCATACTGTGCCTCGACGCATAAGTTCGCCACGTGCATAACTGCCATCTAAACTTGCACCCACATTGACAGTTTCAAACTTTTTCCAATAGTCTAATACATGTCGGTCTTTGAAACGCATTTCACTGAAATTGGTATTGTAAATTAAACGTACATCTGTTTTGTCTAATTCTAGCAAACGGTCTAATAGGAAATAGTGTTCCTTCATGATTAGTGGTTCTCCACCAGCAAAGTAAACTTGTTCAAGGTACGGAATGTGATGCTCCATTTGCTTTTGAATTGCATCTTCGTCACCTCCGGCATACTCTACACGGGCCATGTCCCTGCCAAGAACATCAGGAACACGATTATACAACTTGACATGATCGTTATACCAGTTACTACTAAAAATAGGGCCGCAAGTGCGACAACTGAAGTTGCAAAGATTACTGAATCGAATATCCCAGTAACGTATTTTAAAATCGGGGTTAGTTCCATCGTCATGTGTTGCGTCTACCTCATCGATATAGTGACCTAGGTTTCTGTTGGCTTCGTTACGCATACTAAAAAAGCCATTGGCTTCTTGTTCGTAGCATTTAGTACATTCTTTACAGGGTTTATCCTCAAGCATATTAACACGCATGGCCCGATACTTGTCTTGATTCCAAACTTCCGCCATTGTGTTTTTACGCAGGTCTCCCACTGGGTGCCAGTAGTCTGCTAAACAACAAGGGTATGTACGTCCATCAGGAAAGGCGTGCATATGAACCCAGGGCAACATACAAAAGTTTTTGCTTTCTGTTAGTCGTGTAACTTGTTGCTCTGTTAGTGTTTCTGCATCTACGTATATAGGCATCTTTGACATATAGTCATAACCTTTTTTGTAGAATTGTTTTTTACGTTCTGTTTTATCTGTCATTTTAATTCTGCCTGATGTATAATAAATGCCCCTGCATCTCTTTTGCTGGGGCACATTCTGCAAACTGCTGCAGGTCTGCCAAAGTTTGCTATAAACTGATCAATAGCGTCAGTATCATCTACACCAACACCATCCACTAAGTAGGGTTCCCATTCTGTCAAGTTAGGATTGCCTACTTTTGCTAATGTTTCTCGTAATAGCCCCTGTGTGCTACACTTATAAATTTTACCCTGATACAACAACGGACATGTCTGTTGAATACAAGCACCGAAACTCTCTGCGGGCACAGAGTTATAAGGGCTCATGTCATTATACATGCCTTTGTAACTTTTTACAAACTGAGTGGGACGATTGACTTGAAAACGTAAGTTATTTGTAGTGCGCCAGCGTTGTATTCCGTACTCTGTAACAGACTCCCAATCATACTTGTCAAATACACGTTGTATTATGTATTCAATTTCTGGACCGGGTGTGTGTACTGTAATTTTAAATACTGTATTGCCTATCTCATGTGCTACATCAAGTACATCAAAGTGTTTATTCAATAGAAGTCCATTTGTAGTAAAACGTATTTGGCTTTGGGGCATTAGTCGACGCACACCACGAAGCCACTCGCGGATCTCGGGATTGATCAATGGTTCTCCGCCCATAATCCCAAAATCAGGAATGTCCACTACCTGCAACCAAGCACTCAAATCCTGTTCCATATCTGCCCACTTAACATATCCTTGGTGCGTTAGGTCGCTGTAATTTGTGCAACCTTCGCAAGTAAGATTACACACCTGTGTGGCCATTGTTTCAAGGAAGGGTAGTACTGGCTTTAATTTCATGCAAGTATTCCCGCTTCATTAAAGTATTTTTGCCAACGCGGTATATTACCTTGTGCATTGTTGGCCCAATACTGCACACGTTTATAATTGTTTAAAAGTCTTGGGGCTAATTTTATTTTTAATTCTTGCAATTCTTGTAAACTTAATTTACAAATGTTTTCAACTTGATCCGCAACTAACTGTATACGTTTAATGGGGTCTAGTTCTAAATCATATCCGTGATTGATTATATCGTCAAACATGTCAAATCCAAACTGTCTTGCACTTGTGACCGTATGATACGGTGTAACAAAAATAGGTATTTGTCCCACTAAAAATGTTTTATATGTTTTTTCACTTATAGTAGGCATTGTATGCGTATGCGAGTAGTTGGGTCGTGTAGCAGGTTGCTCGTATGCACTCTCTGTAACTATGTTAAACATGGCGTTACTGATATCGGCATTATTGGTTTGATACCCTTGCTCAAAACTAACTACATTATCGATGTACATAGGGAAGCAAGGGTTAGCATTGGGATATAATGCACGGAATTGGTTTACATCTAGTCCCGATGCATAAGAAATTTTACCGTACCGGTCTAACCCACGTGACAACAATGTTTCTGTTATTTCTTCTCGTTCCCACCTAGGTAGTCTATTTAAACAGACATAGTGATGCGTTGGTGTAAAGTTTACGTATTCTTTATTTTCTGTCAGTCCCATTGTAATCCCACATAATGGGGCAATGGTACTAATACTGTTAACTGGGCTATCAGGATCATACAAACAAGCGGTATGCAATGTAATATGATTGGGCTTCATACCAACTTGATTTAACAAAATATCTAATAGGATATCAAATTCTTTATGACTATGCCCTTCTCCGCTTTGTACTATAACAAATAAGTCTTCTTTGTTTAATTGTTTTAACTCATCGTAGGGCAATTCGGGACCAGTTAACGGATCTAACACATAGAACGCCACTGGACGATTAAAACTAAAATAATTTATAACATCCATAGTGCCGTGCGGCGGATAATAGAATCCGTAGTACTTTACTGTTGGCATAATACATCGCGTTCATTTAAATATGGCATCAGTACTGTACGTGTCCAGGCTTCGTGCCCTTGCATACTAGGATGGAAGTTGTCTTCTTGTAACAGGTTGCGTTCTTGGCAATACCGGCCTATACAAGGAGTAACCCAATTTGCCTTATCTAATGTTAGATTTAACTCTGTTAACTCTTGCTCATAGTCAATCCAAAGTTCTTCGTTATTTGCAGTATCTGCAATTGATGTGTAGTAATACTCAAACCCATGCGACTTTAAGTAGTTGCTAAGGTTGTTCATCGCTAGCCAACTGTGCAATGCAAAACTATGTGCGCTTTGATACTTACTGTATTCTACTAGTGTGTCCTCAACGTGAGATCTACGTTTAGTGTGCCACCAACTACCACCAAGCACTAGTTCATTGTGTTGATCATAATTGTATGTAAACGGATACATGTCTTTGAACTTGGACAAGGACTGGTCTGTGATCCAGTCAATACGTGCAGTACCAGTCCACATAGCAATGACCAATGTCTCTGCAGGATCTAACTTGTGTTGCTCAATGTACAACATGATACTGTTGGCAATATGTGTATTACCTGCTCCGGGCACGGCCAGGTTAACAATGTTCATGCCTGTCCATACTGCAAGGTCGTTGGCCCATGCAAAATGAGCTTCACTGTTGTTGTGTGTAAAGCTGCATCCTGAGACTAATAGTGTTTTGTATTTAGATTGCATTATACCAATTGGCCAGTGCAGGGAATGTTTCTGTAAAGTTCTTGCCTCTGCGCTGATCGTATTGTGTATAAAACTGTTTGAAGTCTTGTTGTAACACAGCCAGTTCAGCGGCATCGGTATGTGGAGTTTTAACTACATCCAAATAATCAATTAAGCGTTGTAACTGGTCAAGTTCAAACTTGTGTAAGAAGGGACTTGTAGCGTTTGCATCATACCAATTCTGTAAATCTGCCTGGTAGTGTTTGCGTATATCATCCGGGAGTACCAACGGACTTTGAAAACTTGGAAAGCGTAATATATTTAGCGAGAAGTTGATAGCATCCTTGCCATATTCAACTTTCCATTGTTGAATACATTCTAGTAGGCTGCCGAGACTATCCAAGCACAGGGCGTTGATAGTACACATGACATGCATGCCGCGGAATTTACCCGAGTCTAGTAGACGTTCTACGTTGTTGGCCCAATCATCAAATACCAGTCCGTCGCGAATGTATTCTGCTTGTAGGCTCATACTCTCGTTACTTGTATATAAATCTACTTCTACACCATCAACAGCATCAAGTAGTCTACTGATGTCTACGTCTGTGCCCAAGTTACTGTTAATGGCCAGGCGTGTAGTACTCTTACCTTTGTTTGTTTTAAACCATTCAATTAATCGCCAGGTCTCTGCACTCATTAAAGGCTCGCCGCCAGTAATGCGTAACTCCTTGAGGGTGCGGTGAAGGTCGGTGTCCCACCATTGGTGAAATGCTTCCACGTAAGGGTTAACAACACCAAATTTGTAAAGTTGGCTACTATCATGAGTATGAGTAAAGTGATTCCTGCCATCGGAAGCCAACTTGGCATAAGGCCCATTTTTACTAATATCTTTGACCCAGGTAGTACTAAAAGCAGGGTTGCAGTAAGAGCAAGCAAATTGACAAGTGCGGTCAAAAGCGATTTCCAGGGTTTGGAGGTCAACGTCATCGCTACTAGGTGTTCGATATGCACGTTCGAGATCTTCATCTGAATATATGACACTTTTGTATACACGATCTGAGATGTTATCTCGTCCAATGTCTTCAATTTTCCAACAATACTCACAGCCACTTGGACGGTCACCTGTTTGCATTTGGCCACGCTCAAGTTTTTTACGTTGTGTGTTATGTAATGCCTTAGGATTTGTAGCCAGTTCCGTAACATCAATTGCGTGTGGCAAAGGGTGATGACAACTTGTTGTTTGGCCGCTGCCCAACCATATAGTGGCGTTGTACCATTTGGCTCCGCAGAAACTTTCGCTTTTGATGTCAATGACTCGGCGTTTGTATTCTTGGTCTGTTTCATTATTAATTCTGGGCATATTTTGATTTCCAGAAGTCTATTGTTTTGTCTAGGCCTTGACTTAGACTAATTTTAGGACTCCATCCTAGTGTATTTGTTATTAAAGTATGATTACTATTTAACCAGTATATCTCGCCGGGACGTGCAGGTTTAGTATCCCAATTTATGTTGCCTTGCCAGTTTAACTTTTGTGCAATCATGTCTGCATAGTCACGTATCTTAACAGGACTATCAGGGCCAATTGTAAATATCATTCCATTATTAACGCGATCATAATTGTGTATTACTTGTTGCCAAGCACCAAGTAAATCACTGATATGAATAAAATTCCTATAAGGTTTGGCATAGCCAAGATTGACTTCCGCAGTATTTGTTAGCATTTGTGTAATAATTTGCTCAGTAACAAAGTAGTTGTTGTCTTGTCTGCCATAACTGTTTGTTTGCCTGATAGCCGTAAACGGTAATCCCAAACTCCTGTGTGCATACTCCAAGTATTTCTCGCAAGCATACTTGGCAACCGCATATGGTGCATTGGGATTAGGCGAGGTATGCTCGTCAAATGCAACAGGGACAAACAATTCTCCGTTTTTAATTTGATCACTAATAGATTGCCAACCATACACTTCCATGGTGCTGGCAAATACAAAGTTTTTTAAATTTTTAAGTTTTGCTGCAGATTCAATTAGGTTAACAGTGCCAACATAGTTAATTTGACTAAATGTAATTTGTTCATAGAAACTTTGCTCTACCTCAGTACGTGCAGCCAAGTGTACAATAAGATCAGGATTGATACTGGCTACTTCGTTTTGTACTGCTGTAAAATCTAATAAATCACTCGTAAGATGATGTAGTTCAAATTCTCGAGCCAGCACCGGTGTTAGGTTTGTTCCTATAAATCCCGACGAGCCAGTTAATAGTAATTTCATTCCCATACATGCGGCCCCGACTTTGGAACTGCAAAGTTTAAATATGTTTCGATTTTTTCTAAATCCGCTTGACACTTTAAACTGACTAACTCATTGGCAAAATGCAATTCTACACCTTTGTCTAAGGCTAATTGTAGTAGTTCACTACGGCGTGTTGTATCATCGGTCAACGAATACATACTGCACAGCACAATGCCGTCGGGACACTCTTTGATATAGTATTCTAATCCTGGTTGCCAATCCATATGTTCGTTCTCAAACTCATAACTGTTATAACTAATTTTGTTCTTAACACAATATGGTTCCATTATGGCACGTTGCATGGGCAAGGGAATATCTTTACTAAACCTGCTGTTCCATCCTGCATAGGTAATAAAACTTTTACCGGTGTAGTCACCAACTTGTGCCACTTCGTAGTCTCCAGGCAATCGCATGAATCCTCCGGGCAATCTACGACCCCATTCTTCGCCTTCAACGAGAATACGCATGTCCATGCTCACACGAGTATAGCCTTCGTCATTGTTCACATTGCCATGAATATGTTCTTGAAAAAACAAATGACTTTGGCCTGGACTTAGTGTCACTGGCCAAGCGTGTTTTAGACTTTCCTCTTCAAATTGTTCCATGCTCCATTTTTCAGCAAGCACACGTCGAGTAATCTCTCGACTAATGTCAAGATCCAGTATCCACATGGTATTGGTTTTTTCTGCTCGAGTAAACGGAGTCCAGATGGTTCTACAACCGCGGCCGTTGCCTACAAAAATACCTTGATGAAATGCGAGTCTGCGACCTACTTTTGCTTGATTGGGAATTACCACACGCAAGGTGCCTTGACGTTGTATCATGAAGCGTTTGTTGTTGATGCGTTGCGGAACTACACCCAATGCAAACTCATCAAAACGTTCCATAAAATCTCTACGGCTACAGGCATTTTGCACATGATTGCCCACACGTACTACCTCAGCAGGAGTCAACGACTCGTGCATGGTTTCTAATTCTTTAACCTGTGGCGCAACTTCTTGAATCACACTCAATGCCCATGCGGGCCAATTGTACTTTTCTAAATCATAATCAAGTGTGTTGTTATCCCACTCAATTTGTGTCGTTGTTAACATTGTTCTTCCTTATTGCTGTGCATGGTATCTGCACTCGTTCCAAAATTCTTTCATCTGCGGGAATGTCTCTAAAAAGTCTGTTTTACGTCTTAGATCATGTTCATTAAAGAAACGATAAAAGTTGGCACGTTGTAGTTTAACATATTCAGTATCAAGTTTGCTACCTTCCCTCATCCAATCTAAATCTCGACGCATACGTTGTATCTCGTAATCTTTAAATCCTTGGAATGGAGTGTCTTCACGTTCGCGGTGCAGTTCCATCCAATCTATTGTACGTGCCAATACGTCTGTGTACATGGCGGGCAATATTTGTAAACTCTGCCATTCAGGCTTTCGTAGCAACGGTGTATCAAACCAAACACGTTGGTATGTTGTACTATGTTGCTTTCGCAAAT